CCTAAACCACTTTCTTGTTCCGTGGGCCTTGATCCAAGGGCGTAGTTTGTTCTCATCAAACCACCCTGTGCCACGTTAGGTCTAAACGCTGTAGTGTCAAAATCCTCCCACATTTCAGCTGCTTCTTGTTGTAATCTAGCTATTTCAGATGAAGATAATCCTGCCTCTTCACCCTCTTCTTGTATCTGAGCTTGTGTCTGCATTAATGATAGCCCAGATGCAGCGGCTGCTCCTACTTTAGCATACGATAAAGTGCCGTCAGCTTTTGATAATAAACTACCTTCTGGTCCAAATTTACCACCCATTCCTATTAGACCTTGTGTTGATCCTCTTTCTAAAACAAACTCACCTGCTTCTCTATCAAAAGCTCCTTCTGCCGGACTTCCAAATAAAAATCTTTCTGCTGTATCACCAAATCTTCCAAGTTTACCTGACTCTCCAAGACCAGGTCCACCAAATAATAATTGTCTTGCTGTAATACCACTACCAAAATCTTGTGGTCCAAATCTAGTAAATCCTGTAGGTTTAAACCCACCTATACCTGCTCCACCTTGAAATTTAACACCAGGCAATAACGCAAATGCAGTTTTAATTGGACTTATCCTACCTCTACCTTGTCTTAATTGACCACCAAGAGTTAACGCAGCTGCAGCTGGTAAACTGTAAGGCGCAACAAAAGGTGCTGCAACTTGCATAATACCTGCTAATTCTTTAGGCACTATCTTCCTAACTGTTTTTTTAACAAGTTTTGCTGCTTTTTTAAAAGGATTGCCCATGTTATCTTTTATTCCATTTTATCATAGTTTACAACTTAGAATCACCGCCCAAAGGCAATGCTTCTACTGTTATTTTAACATCTCTTCTTAGATGTTCTGATTTAGTGTCTGTATTTGGGTCGTTTACATCGGCCATAGCCTCTGCATCAGACATATATTCTTTACCTGTTACAGTGTTAGTAAGAGTAACCTCACTCTGAGGTGTAATAATAGGCACTCTTTTACCGTTAATCTCTTCGTATCTTAATGATGCTTTTGTTTCAATAAATGGCATTATGTCCTCGTTATTTGTAATATTGCAGCCGTCATCTTAACCACGTTAGTTTGTGACGTTTGCATCTTTAATATATCACCTTCCTTGTATATTTTTGTAAACATTTGCCATTACGATAAAAAGAAATTAAATCTTTGTTGCTCCTCTTTTTCTGTTTCTAAGAACGTTGAATTAAGCTGCTCTACAACTGTAGTTAAAGCTCTGTTGATTTGTTTTTGGTTAGAGATATCATACTCTGGTTTTGGTTCTGGTAATCTTACTACTATCTTTGCCATTACTTTTGTTCCTCTTCTGCTTTCTTTTGTTCTAATTCTTCTAATCTTTCGTTTTGTGCGGGAGTATTTAAACCAACTTCTTTACCTGTTTTTAAATTTGCTAATTCTCTTTCTTCCATTTTTGATAAATTCAAACCAAGATCAGGATTTCTAAATTGATCGATAACTTTTTTTGCGCCTCTCATTGTTTCTATTGTTTTTATTGCAGCAGCAACTTTAGGATTGTTTTTACCTAATACAAAAAGACCAAGGTTTGCCGCTAACTGTCCTATGCTAGGGAGACGTTGCGGTTCAGCTGCAAAATTATCTGTTCCACTAAAAGTTACTCCTGGTGGTATGCCCAAAGCTTGCATCATTCTAGCGTTATCGTCTTCTTGATCTTCTCCAAATGTATTTATTGTAGGTCCTCTTGTTAAACCTAAATTAACATCTGCTGTATCATCAAAACCAGAGCCACCGCCATTATCACTACTAGAAAAACCACCTCCACCAGCAGATGAAAAAGTATCAGCAGCTGATATACCTTGACTTGCATCTGAAAAAGAAACAAAGCTTGGAATACCTGCAAGAGTCATGATACCAGAGCCACCAGCATCTCTTAACATCTGTGCTTCTTTTTCGTTTATAAAAGCAAGAAACTCACCTTCAGGTGCCATTGATTGTATTAGTCTTCTTGCTTCTCTTGTATCTCTAATTGACATTATCTTCTACCGTCCAGTTGTAAGTCTAATGTTAGTGTGCCAAATCTCCACGACTCACTAGCACTATCGTTTTCTATTTTAATATTCGCGTATCGTCCTCTTGTCCTAGTATCAACTTTGTTTGTTGATGATGTAATCGTAAAAGGACTTAACGTGGTTGCAGTATCAGTTTGCTGCGGAAATCTTTTTACTGACATGGTTATCTTAGCATTACCCACAAGATTTTTAAAGTCTGGTAATATTCTACGCATAAATAAAAAGAATTGGCCTGATGTGCCCTCTAGATCTAAATCAAAATCAAATGATGTTATATTTGATGTTACTGTTGTGGTTGTTCCATCAGGATTAATTTGATCTGTGCCTATCTCGTGTTCAAACAAAGTGGTCTGTCCTAATCCAGACACACCGACTATTGTAGGAAATGTGCCCTCTGCAGTAGAGTCAAACTTAGTTCCAAAAGGTTTTGGATAAATCGTTCCGTCTATCCAACTTGTTCTAGCTTCTGTCCCTATATACCAAATGGGTAGTTGTCTACTTTCACCATAATTATAAACTACATATTGATCATTGTATGTTGATGAAGTGGTAGGATAATACCAAGTTACTTCACCAAATAAATTATTTAATCCAGCCATAACCTGTTGACCTTTTGTAATATCCAATTGATCATAAACATAATCTTCAACAGAACAAGGAAGTGTTTTAACTGTACCATCGTATAAAAAGAAACCGTTAGGGCTCATCCAATACGCAACACCATCTACCTCAACTGCAGCATTCTTACCTATAAGTCCACAGTTTGTACCTACCTGTTCAAAACCAAATGTAAAAGGTGCTCCTATAAATTTCATGGTATACAATGCATTATCTGTCCATATTAGAATTGTTTCTTTAGCTTTTAATGATCCAATAATTCTACTACCGTCCTGTAATCTTTGCGTGCCTGCAGCATTTGTTACAGAGGGAGCATATGTATTTATATCTTCTTGATCAGAAAATCTTATAAACATATCGTCTTGTGTCGTAGGATCACCTATTGTTGTTTCTGTTCCAAGATGAATTAAGTGTCTTGTTGTTGGTGATATTAAACTAGCTCTTGTTGCAGTAGGATTGTTACCTGTCGCAAAACCAGAAGTGTTTGTTGCAGCTCTTGTCGTTAAAGGCAATGTGCCTCCTGCATCCCAAGTAAATGTTTTACCGTTAGCAATCGTTGCTACTAATACTTGTCCAAAATTATCTAGTGACCAAAGTCCTGGTTCTAGTTGTACGGTTGATGCAACTGTAGCTTCACCCCAGTCAGAGAAGTTTGTAGCGTCTGTTACAGCTGTGCCGTCTGAGTGAGCAGCTTTATCTGTTCCATTTACTCCTCTTACAATAGTTTGTAAGTCAGCACCTGCAATAGATGCGTATGATATTAACTCCGACTCTACTAAAATTCTACCCGCAGAAGTAAAGTTTGTTGTTGAAGCTAATGTAATACTTGTTCCAGATCCACCTGTACCGTTTGTATCATTTAATAGTGCACCATTTAAAGTTGATGTTGCAGCACCAGCCACAGTTCCTTGCCATTCAGATATACCCCAACCATAACCATAAGATTGTGCAGCGGGACCTATTCTTACGTATGGTGCAATATCTATACTGCCACCAGGACCAGCGTTTGCTGGTGTGCCTGACGTTGTAACTGTTACTTGAAATTGTGTAGCGTTTAAAACGTTTGTAACTTGAAATTTTTTACCATCAAAGTCAGACGTAGAATAACCACTACTACCTGGTAGTGTCGTATCATCTAAAAATACAATATCACCAGGTTCTAAACCATGGGCAGTGCTAGTTGTAATTGTTACTAAACTAGAGCTTACAAATGTTTGTATAGTTGCATTTGTTATTTGAGTGTCTAATGGTGTGATATCATAGAGTTGACCCTCAAAGTATAATAATAAAAGTTTGTCTGTTCCGATGGCCACGTATCGGTTTCCATCTAAATCTACGAACGGAAACATTTTTCTAGCCACACCAACAATCGTATCTGTGACTAAAGAAGACCAACCACCAACTTTTTCTGGTAGTTGATATCTAAATCTAACGTTATTGCAATCTACCCAACGTCCCTCCGCTCCGACAGTTGTGTTTTGTTTATCTATTCCAGGTGCAAAGTTAACTCTTGTAAGAGGCATGATTCATCCTCCTATGCCGTATTTGTCTTAAAAGCCCAGCCACGAGTTGCATCAACGTATACTAAAGTTATGGCTTGACCATTTGTTGATAAAGTTTGGTTAGCAGCAGAGCTATTTATATTGTGACCATTTCTATTTATAATTAAATTATTAGATCCAAAAGTTCCTCTAGCATCTACTATTGTTACTTCGTCACCGGTCGCAGCTGAAGTGGGTAAAGTAATTGTTATCCCTGCAGTCGTAGTATTTGTTAAAAGTTGATCACCAGCCACTGCTATATAAGTTGTCACTGATGCTGAATTTACAGTTCCATAACCTTTTGATAATAATCCTAGTTTCATGTTTGTGCCGTCTGACACAACTGCAACAGATGCACCTATTGGTATAGGTATACTTGTTCCACTAGCTGTAGCAACAGATAAAGAAAAGAGTGTAGCACCGCTACCTCTTGTTGTAGAGTCTTTTACGATAATAGATCTTTCTGCACCGCTAGGCATAGTCAAAGTTCTATTTCCAGTCAAAGTTCCAGTTAATTCATAAAAAGCATTTTTACCATCTGAGGTTGCACCATTAGTTAAAGTAAGTGTAACATCTCCAGAAGCCATCGACTGATTTAAATATCCCGTAGCTGATTGTTCTAATATTTGTAAATTTGTATTTGTTATACTACCCCATAAACCAGCTTTTTCACCGGTTGCTATAAGTTCTAATTTTGTATCTGTAGAAAAACTTGATGCCATATTAATAAGGTTCTATTGGTGTCCAGACCATAGTTGCGCCTGGCACTACTGCACTCCATGTTATTGCCGTAGCGTCCTTTGTAGCTAAAGTTAATGCACTACCAGTAACGTCTACATTTGCTGCTGCCGTTACTGTAACAGTACCTGTAGCCATAGTCAATGCGTTTCCAGAGACCGACATATTGGCATCTGCTGAAACTACAGCTGTTCCGGTAGCCAGGGTCAGTGGGCTACCTGTAACGCTTAAATTAGCTTGTCCGGATATTGATAATGTACCAAAACCAAGTGTTAATGGGTTTGCTGTAACTCCTTCAGTAATAGAGTCGGCTACAATACCTATGCTACCTATCGTTAACGTTAACGATGTTTTAGTAGCTGTGATAGTTACGTTTCTATCTTCGCCTGCTGTAGCGAATGGAAACTCAGAAAATGCACTTAATCCTAACATAATATATCCTTAAACAGGGAAGAGTGTGGTGTTATGGTGGTGACACTCTCCCCAGTCTAAAGATATATCACTTTTTAAACCAACCAGGAAGCCCTAAATGTGGTCTAGTATCGTTTACATTTTTATCCGCATCTTTAGATTTTTGGTTGTTATAATGTAAAAATACTTGAGCACAGTTGTCACCTTGAAACTCTTCTCTCCAATGCTCTAGCTCCATGCCTCTATAAACAAGCATATCACCAGGTTTTAAATTTATAGAAACACCTTTATTATTACTAGTTGTTGTATATTTTTTACCATCAGGTATACCTACGTTTTTCTTTGGCTCTAAATGTATAGGCCAAGGATCACCACCTAAATTTAATGTTGTAGATATTTCACAGCTGAATCTGTCTTTGTGTCTATGTAAAATATCACCTGCTTTATATATTCTTGCATAAGAATAAGTTGGGTATAATTTTAATCCTGTTTTCTTTTCCATAACAGGTAAAGTTCTCATAAGCAAAGTTTCCATAGCTACATCTGCATAATGAGAATACGTATTAGGCACTTGTGAATCATTCCACGTTCCCCACTCCTCTGTAAATTTAGATATATACCTTTGATCAAATAGTGTTCTAGCTACCTGTCTTTTAAGTAAAAAATAATTATAACAAAACTCTGCTATTAATTTTGGCACTGCCTCTTTGATAACTATATATTTATTTTTTTGAAAACTCATTCATACTCCTTTCTTTTGATATCGCTGTTTCAACAACTTTAATATTCCAATGTATAAATCTAAATGGTTCTATTCCCGCATCCACTGCAAACTGATGTGGTACGTAACCTGGAAACACAATCATCGTTCCTGGTTTTGGTTTATAGTGTATTTGATTAGATGCTAATGTAATTTGTTCTGGATTTTTCGTAAACAGTTTTGTCATCTCTGCACCAGGTCTTGGATCGTGAAAGATGGGATAAGATGTTTTTTCACTGCATTTTAAAAAATAGAATCCTGATACATGTTGATTCCAATGAACATGAGTATCATGATGACCACCACCTTTTTCACTAAACTCTTGCACCCAAAATTCTGTAAAATGTAGACTATTATTTTGTAAATTAAATCCTTGCCAGTCTAAAAACTCATAGGACCTTTGACCTATAAATTGCACAAGATCTTTTATCTTAGGATCGTTTGAAAAACTTTCACTATGTTTTGATAAACCAAATGTGCCTATGTCTTTTTTCCATTTAGGTTCGTTCTTCAATTTATCTTTTAAAAGTTTTTCTGCTTTTTTAATATATTTATCTGTTACTTTAATTGCATTTTTAAGAAACATTGGTGCTTCTGCAATCCATACTGGTGTTTGAAAATAAAACGCAGATTTAAAATCTACATGTCCTTTTGGTTTTTGTGGTGTGCTACTCCCTCCTTGTTTTATATTATTCATATTATTTAAATGGATAACCTAGATTCCAAATTACTAGACTATTCCTCTCTCCTTTTGTTACTGGTTTGACTCGATGCCATACGAAAGATGGAAACACAACCAACGAGCCTTTTGGTAATATCTCTGTACATGTTCTAATATTAGGTTTTTTATCAGGATCTTCGTTCCTAAAATCAAATTCTAACTCACCACCTTTGTACTCTTTTGGATCTGTTAATGTTACTGTAACAGATAATTTTCTAATTTTACCTTTTGTTGGACCATCTACATTATAGGGTTTGTCCCAACTATCACAATGCCAATCATAATATTGACCCTTTTTATATATAGTAAATTGACAAGACTCTGAGTAATCCCAATCAAAATTCCAACCTGCATTTTTGTTAGCTTCATGCACGTAGGGTTGTATTTCTTTATAAATCCAGTTATCATTCATCCAAACAATATTTGAATCTCTTTTCTTTTGTAAATCTTTTATTTCATCTTTAGTAAGTGGTTGTTTATTTAAATCTCTATCTCTACCATAACCACCTGTAATAGCCATTATCTCTCTGTTTTTTTCTGCTTTACCATATTGCACAATCATATCGCAAATTCTTGGTGGTATTGCAGATTGAAAGTACCAGAAGTAATTAGATATATTCATAATTAATTGTTAAAATTGTGTTTAAAGCATTCGAAGTATTTGGTGAAAAAGAATATCTTTGTGTAGCTGGAAACATTATAAAGTGATTATCTTTTATAGGTATGTGCCAAGTTCTATTTTTTCTTCTGTTGTTATCATACTCAATGATACATTCTGAAGAGCCCTCTTTAACATCAACACCATAGATTAAAGTATAGTCTGGTGAATTACGTAAATCAACTGGCTCAACTTGATTTCTTGTCCATGATTTTTCTTTAGGGTGCATAATATTACCATGCATCGTTTTAGGCACTAAAGTTCTATCATATTCAGCTCCCCAATGATCCCTAATGTAATCTTGCATCCATTGCAAAGGTTGAGAAAAAGGTACAACATAATCATCAAAAGCATAAGCTTTTGGATTATTATTAATTCTATCTTTTTTTACGAAAGATTTTAAGATATCGTTTTTTATTTGATCTCGGTCGATATCGAAACCCTTAGGCATATCAACCTTACCATAATACAAGTCAACCTCAGATAACACCACCTTCTGCATAAATTACTTTTCTACTTTATTCCAACTCCCGTTATCTTCATCCCATTCGTATAGGTGAGTATTTTGTTCTTCTTCAGATAACGCAGGCGCATCACCAACCGGTGATTGCCATCTTGCTTCTGCAAGATTTAAAGTCCAACTAGCAAAAGGTTTTTTAGGCATAAAAATATCATTATCTTCATCGTAAGTATAACCTATACCTGCGTAATTACCTCTAAGAGGTGTTCCGCCTTTTTTGTGTTGATTGTTTTGTGTATTGTAAGATGTTTTTTTCCAAAGAGGCCAGCTATGAATTCTCTCTAAAAATTGTCTTCCTACTTCTTCATCTTCAACACCATTAGCGTTTTGACAATCAACGTCATTCACAACGTGAACTCCGATAACTTTATTGTTTGCTCCTAATTTTGCGTAATGTGCCATAATGCTCTCCTTATATATTATTTGTTAATCTATTTCAACTATTGAAATTTATACCTCAATATTACTATACCTGACCCACCTGCGCCACCATTGTGATAATTACCACCACCTCCACCACCACCGGTATTAATTGTTCCTGCTGCGCCTTGAAATGGCGTTGCACCTGGATTTGGATAAGGAGCTTTTGCTCCACTTCCTCCTCCACCTGCTGGTGAAGCTGTTGGATCTGATGGTCCGTTTGGTATTTTATTACCACCTCCTCCACCTCCAGCAAAATATCTTACTGAACTAACTGGACCTGGAGTCCCGTAACTTGGTGCTGTTGGTCCTATAACAGCATCTGCTAAAAAACTTCCTATACCACCTGCAAATCCTTGTGGTCCTGTATTACCACCACATCCTGCTGCTCCTGCGCCACCGCCGCCTGATCCACCGTAAGCACCTGGAGGATCTGATGATCCAGTAACTGGTCCACCTGGATTACCTTGAGGAGGAGCTACGGGAGGTGTATTACCTGCTCCACCTGTTTTTGGATATGGTCCACTATAATTACCTCCGCCACCTGAACCTCCTGTGTCTCCCATATTAGTAGGAGTACAAGCTCCAGCTCCACCTTTACCACCACCAGCAGAAGTTATTGTTGAAAAAGTTGAAACGCCTCCTGGAGTATGACCAGATGGAGAACCTGTGCCACCTGCTGTCCCTCCTCCTCCAACTGCGATTGAAAAAGATCCAACAGATGCAGTTAAATCACCAGGAGTTGGACTATTAGGGGCCACCAATGGTGACATTGTAGGTGCTGGAATCGAGTTAACAGGGCCATTTGATAGTCTAAATCCACCTGCGCCTCCTCCACCTTGACCACCTGCAGTTGGTTGAGATCCTCCACCACCTCCACCACCAGCTACTACAAAATAATTTATTTTAGTTGATCCACATGGTTGTCCTGCGTTTGTAACTTGAAAAGTTCCATCACCTGTAAAAATGTGAGTTTTAAAATTTCCACAAGTTAGAATAGTTCCACCTGTTGCTTCAACAAATGCGTTTCCTCTTACAGTAGAATCTGTGTTGACATTCAACCAACCTCTTGTGTTGTCTGCATAAATTAAAGTTATAGACTCACCTTCTGTGCTTAAAGTAGCGTCCAAACACAAACCAGCAATTTTTGATCCACCTCTGCCAACAGTTACAGCGTTATCATCAAAAGTGTTTGCATAATCTTTTATAGCAACGATATCACCCACTGATGGAGAAGATGGTAAGTTAATTGTTATTGATCCTGAAGTTGTATTTAAGAAAAACCCTTTACCACTCTCAGCGGTAACAGTGCCTGGACTATTTGTATAAATAGTAGAACACCAATTTACAGAACCAGCTCTACCAAATCCAGATTGTGTAGCACCGCAAGCTAAAGTCACTGCTGTGCATGGGCCACCTAATGTAAGTGTAGATCCTGATCTTTTTTCTATTTTATTTACTTTAATTGTTCCCATAATTTATCCTATTGAAACCTATATCTTATCATAACAACTCCGCTACCACCAGCTGCTCCTGCACCTGGGCTATTAGCTCCACCGCCGCCACCTGTATTGGCTGTACCAGCAGAACCTTTTGCTCCACCGCCTCCACCAAGAGGGCCGTTTACTGCACTGCCTGGTCCTGGGGATCCTGATCCACCACCTGCAAAATATCTTACGCTTGAAACTGGCCCTGACGTTCCATAACTTGGCGCTGTTGGTCCAAAGAAAGGATCAGCTACATACGCACCAAGTCCTCCTGCGCCATAATCAGGACTAGAAGTATCACCATCTATTCCTGCTCCACCTGCTCCTCCACCACCACTTCCTCTGTAGTTTCCAGAACTTGCTCCACCATCTCCTCCGGGATTACCTTGAGGAGGTGCGGTTGGAGGTGTATTTCCTGCTCCACCAGTTACTGCATTTCTTCCGCCGCCACCTGAACCACCTGCACCAGCAGTTGAATTACAATGTCCACCACCTTTTCCTCCTAATGCTGATGTTACAGATGAAAAAACTGAATTATTACCATCTGAGCCTCCATCAGGACTTCCTGATGGTGCACCTGCTCCACCACCACCTACTGTAATTGGAAATGTTGCTGCTGTTACTGTAACTGTTGTATTTGGACTAGCTCCTGAATTATTTATAGGGTGATTACACCCTGGTGCTGTAGAAAAAAATCTCATACCACCAGCTCCGCCACCACCTGAACCTCTTGGAATACTACCACCACCATAATTATTAGAACCACCTCCAGCACCTCCCGCTACAACAATATAATCAACTACATTGTTAGGTGCACCACTTGCTGCAGAGTTTACTACAAAATTTCCGTCAGCTGTAAACACGTGTGTTTTAAAATCACCAGAAGTAATAACTGTGTTACCACCTGTTGCAGATATAAAAGTCTCTCCAATAAAACCTGTTCCTTCTTCTATAGACTTCCAACCTTGTGTGCCATCAACATAAACTAAAGTTAAACTTTCATCTTTTGTAGTTCTTACAGAGTCAGCACAAGATCCGTCTAGTTTAGATCCATTTCTACCAATTGTTAAAGCTTTACAAGCAGCACAAAAAGTTCCTGCATAATCTTTTATACCAACAATATCTCCTGCTGAAGGGGAAGCTGGTAGTGTAATTGTTACAGCTCCACCGCTTGTGTTTATAAAATAACCCTTACCACTTTCAGAAGTAAATGGACTTGTTTTTGCTGTAGTGCACCAATTAACAGAACCTGTTCTTCCGAAACCTGATTGAGATGCACCAGGTGCAAGATTAACAGCACCCCCACATCTACCTAATGTTACTGTTGAACCATCGAGAACAATAGTTTGACCAGATCCAGATCCAACTGTAGTCGTTGACCCACATTTTTTAATAATATTCGAGTCATCTGAAGTTTTGTTGATATTATCTACTTTAATCTTACTAGTCATTATTGAAATTTATATTTAATTACTACTATTCCTGAACCTCCAGCACCTCCAGTAGCTGAACCTGGATTTGAAGAAGCTCCACCGCCACCACCACCTGTGTTTACGGCTCCAGCACATCCATCTTGAGCGCTACCTGATCCACCTGCACCATCTCCACCTCCGCCAGTTCCACCGGTTCCACCTGCATTTGTTCCTGGGTTACCAGCTCCGGCTCCACCACCTCCTGCTCTGGCCACTGGACTTCCAGTAATACTTGACGTTGCTCCTGCTCCACCATCTCCATGATTTCCTGAAGATGCATTTTGACCTGCAGCAGTAGCACCACCGCCACCTCCTGCAAAAACGTCAGGACTTGTGTTTCCACCTGTGCCTCCAGGATTTCCCTGTGGTGGACTCACTGATGGTACATTACCAGTTCCAGCTGGAATAGTAGATGATGCTCCGCCACCACCGCCACCACCTGATCCACCTGGACCTCCGTTTCCTGGACCTGTTCCACCATTACCACCGAAACCTCCACCTGCTGATGTTATCGTTGAAAAAATTGAAGATTCGCCATTAGTTCCATTAGCACCAAAAGCTGGACTTGCAGGTGCTCCTCCTGTTCCACCTGCTCCAACTTGAATTACATAAGTTTGTGTAGAAACTGGAACACCAGCACAAGCTTTTAATGGACTTCCTGTAAACGGTGCTTGTGGAGTTTGTCCTTCTCTAAAACCTCCAGCTCCACCACCACCTGTTCCATTATTACCAGTAGGTGTAGTTCCGGATGATCCACCACCTCCTCCAACAACCATGTAAGAAACATTATTGTTAGGAGCTGATGTCCCTTGTGTAACAACAAAATTTCCATCGCCTGTAAACGTATGAATTTTAAAATCTCCACAAGTTGTAATAGTTCCTCCTTCTGCACTTATAAAAGCTGGAGTTCCTGAAACATTAGCAGTTGAATCATGAATATCTTGCCAACCTTTTGTTCCGTCAACATAAATAAGTGTTACAGATTGAGCTTTTGTATTTAAAGTAGTGTTATTACAACTGCCATTAATTTTAGAACCATTTCTACATATGGCTAAACCTTTGCACGCAACGTCCCAAGTGTTGCCATAATCTTTAAATGCTACTATGTCACCAGCAGATGGTGAGCTTGGTAGTGTAACAGTTACTGCACCCCCACTTGTATTCACAAAAAATCCATCGCCTGACACAGCAGTGAACGGAGATGTTTTAGCTGTTGTACACCAATCTACAGTTCCAGTACGACCAAAACCTGTTTGAGATGCACCAGTTGCAAGTGATACAGTTTTACCAGATGATCCAACTGTAAGCGTTGAACCACATTGTACGTCTATTGTATTTACTTCTATCTTACTCATTATATTACTACCAAAGTTCCAGTTACTGTTACTGTTGCGTTAAAAGTTACAGGACCAGCTAACACAGCACTCTCTATCACCATAGCTCTATCAAAAGTCGCTGCATGGTGGTGAATGCTATTTTCTGCTGCTCTGTCACCTATATAAACTTGTTCATTTATCTCAGCCATTTATTCTCCTTATGTACTAATTGAATCTACACGGCTTAACCAAACATCTACACTTGATGCAGTATTGGCTTGACCTTTCAATACATCTCCACTGTTTAAAACTATTTTAGAACCACCTTGCACAAGTTCTACAGAACTTGATGCGGGCAAAGCTAAACCTTTAACGATGTATCTTAAAGTTCCGCTACC